CTCTTGAGGTTCATGCGTTGTCCTTCGTGATGAGGTGAACGGGGAGGTTGGCGACGAGCTCGGAGTGGCCGGTTTCGTGGAGTCGTTTGGCTTCGGTGTGGGTGATCGGCCGGCCGTTGGCGGCCCGATCGATGAGTTCCCGGTCTCCCGGTTCGATGCGTCCCAGAACGTGATCGAGGTCGCCCGCGTCGTATGCCGCTTCTACCTGTTCGGGGGTCATTGCCTTGATGTCTTCGCGGGTGAGCTGTGACTTCATGTAGTCGGGTGTTTCGTCTACTGCTGCGGGGTTGTTGAGTTCTGCGATGCGGTTGAGCATCTTCGTGTTGCGGTCGTAGTCGGCTACCCAACCCGCGAGGCGTTCGAGGTCTTCGTTGTTCATGGCTTGTCCAGTTCTGTTTCGAGTTCTTCGGCGAGGTTGTCTAGTACCTCGATGGCTTTGCGGATGAGGGCTGCGTAGCGTCGTGCGCGACGTTCGGTCTTGCGTGTGCCGCGTCGGATTGCGGCGACGCGTTCTTGTTCGGTCACAGTTCCCACTTCCGGATGAGTGATTCGTAGAGGCGGTCCATCCACCAGCGCAGCCATACGGCGATCGACATCACGGGGTCTTCCTTCCTCGGCGGGGATACGGGATCCCGGCCCAGATACCTGCGGCTGGTTTCGATGCCTCCGCGTAGTCGCGGCAGAGATCCCGGAGCGGGCATGCGGCGCATAGACGGGCGGCTAATGCCTGCTGCGCGTCGTCGGTCTGGTCCGCGGTGAACAGTTCGTAATCCCGGCAGGCGGGGCGCACGGTCTCCATTGCTTCGACGAGTGCGGCGTACTCTGTCGCTCCCTTGTCAGAGCGCACGGATGACCTCCTGCCCGTCCGAACGCTGCTGACGAGGCCACACATGACAGTCGTCCTCGTGAAGCGCCTGCACGATTGGTTCCGTCGTCGTCGGGTGTGCGATGACGCGGGTCCAGGGGTTGCAGCCCTTGCACGTCTCGAGCCACACGCGGAAGGCGGTCATCACTCACCCCCTGGTGAGGGTGTGAGTTCCGTGAGTTTGTGAGTTTCGAAGGGGTCATTCTCAGGGAAACTCACACTTCTCACACTTCTCACGGGGGCATATAGACCGCGTGAGAGCTTGGTAACCCGGCCCGCATCAACCGCCCGGCGAAGGTACTCATCGAGGTTCGACACGTCCGGTACCAGCACCTTGAGATTCCGCGGGGTGATGCCTTCGGGAAAGCGGCTGATGGTCGTGATGATCTCGGACATGCGATCGCCCAGGCCGCTCGTTGCCCGTGCAGTCTGCGCCGCTTCCTCTGCTTCGGCGAGGTCGGCGCCATCGAGCTCCCATGCGCCCGTCTCCGTCAGGGTCACGCTGTACTCACCTTCACGCGCATCACGCGAGGTGACTTGGAGAGTCGCCCTGTCCTCATGACGCTCTCGGTTCAGCACCAGCACCGTGTCAGCGGCCCCGGCGATGCCCTGCGTGCCACTCACGGCATCCAGGAAGTCACCTGCCACCCCTTTGCGGGTGTGGTGCACGATGATGAGGCTGGAGCCCGGGACAGCGTCACACGTCCGTTTCAGGGCCGACAGCACCTTGTAGTCGTGTCCGTACTGAGATGAGTTGCCGGCCGGGGGCATGACCTTGCCGAGCGTGTCGAGGATCACCACCGGGTCTTCGCCGTCGTGAGCGGCCATGAAGTCCGTGATCGTCTCGATGACCTGCCCTTCCGGGATCTCGACCCGGAACTCGAGCAGTGGCGAGATGCGCTCCGGGTTCAGACGGATGAGGCGGTCCTGCAACCGACGCTGCCCGTCCTCGAGCGCCAGATACAGCACGGGTCGCGGGTCACCCACGGGGAGTGCACCGAACGCGTTCCCGCCCGTCGAGAGCTCCACCCCCAGGCCCAGCACCAGCCAGGACTTGCCAATCTTCGGTGCCGCGACCAGCAGCGTCATCCCCTCAGGGATCACTCCGGGTACCGCGTATCGGATGGGCGGGAACTTCTGTTCCATCAGCCATGCGGCATTGAACACGGCGGTCATGCGGTCACCGCCTTCTTGCGGGCCTGCGCGACGTCAAATGCCTTCAAAGTGCGCTCGTGTTCGGCGCGCACCTCGGCGGGATTGTTGGCGACGTAGTACCAGTGGTCGGCTGCACGCTCTGCACGGTCGATGCGGTTTGCGGCGGCAAGCTGCCCGCAGGTGAAGCCATCCCGCCACAGGTCGTGGAGCGGCGCCGGCAGTTCGTGGGCGGAGATTTCGCCCACGAGCATCGCGGAAATGCGAGAATGGATGTATTGAACCCGGCCCTCACCAGAGTTCACGGAAGCGCCTTCACGGGCGCTTTCGTCATACATGGGCACCTCGCAGGGCGCGGCTGTACGACTCCCACTCGAGGAGTGTCGCGTTCTCGAAGTACTGATCGATGATCATCTGCGACAGCGCGTAGCCGTGCTCACGAATTGCTTCGCGGACGAGCTTCGACATCTTCGACGGCGAGATGTAGATCCCGGCATCGTTGAACTTGCTCATCCCGTAGGTGATGAGGGTGTCGATCTGCCGCGCTTCCAACTGCACGCGGGATTCCGTGCGGTACAGAGCAATCAAGCGACCACCGCCAGCGGCTGCGCGGAGTCAAGGATGCTCTCGAGGTTGACGCGGATCAGTCGGGGACCGAATCGGCGAGCTTCGATCTCGCCGCGGGAGATCATGCGACGAATCGTGTCGTCACTCAGCGCGAAGTGCTCAGCGGCTTGGGGGATGGGTACCCACATGGCGTTCTCTCCTAGAAATAGGAAAGGCCCAGTAAGCGAACAGACTCATAGGAAGTCTGGTTCTGCTCGACTGGGCATCACGCCTGCGGTGGCTCTGTCTGGCATCGCGCCATCGGAGTCCGCTTGTCGTTCGGTGTTCCCCCGGGTGCGTTGGTGGGCATCACGCCCCGCTTTGGTCCCGGTTCACACCTAGCGGTGGACCTTGGTTGTAGTACTCACAGTACCGCATGACCAGGCGTTAGAAGGCATGTTCTATCGAGTTCTTCGTTTTGCCCAGGTCACACGGCGTGTTGGGGTGCCGAGTCGATCCCCGGCACCCCTGCCGACTAGTTGAACTTCTGCCACTCGCGGGCGATGTCGACGGCCGTGAGGCCCTCGAGGAGCTTGCCGAGCAGCGGCCAGAGTTCGCCGGCCGATGCGAGCGGGATCGCGAACTCCTCGGCGGGGTAGTCGTTGGTGCGTGTGGTGATCACGACGTCGACCTCGCTGGGCTTGCCGTTGACGTCGAGGCGCTCGAGCCAGACGCTCGTGTCGCCCCACGTGAGCTTGTCGCCGCGGTGCATGACAGCGCCGGGCATCGCATCCTGCGTCTCCCGCTCGATCGCCCAATGCGGCGTATCAAGCTGGGTGGTCTCGCTATCTTGGGTGTTGGACATCGTTGCTCATTCCTTCGGTGTCTGGCCCTCGTCGTGTTCGCGCACGGCGGGGGCGCTTTCGGTTTCAGGCTGACTCAGTCTGAGTCGCCTCATGCAAGATCACTTGTTGTGTCTTGCAAGCTTTGGCTTAGCGATCGGCAAGGGCATCCGGTCAGTCAGCTCAGCCTCGCGGCCGGTCGTCGCCTGGTACGCCATCGCGGCGGCGGTCGTCGAATGACCAAGGAACGCCATCGTCTCGCGCAACGTCGCCCCTGACTGTGCATATGCAGTTCCCGCGAACCCTCGCAGGTCGTGTTCCCGCACGACATCGCGGATACCCGCTGCGTCTCGAGCTCGGTTCCAGTGGCGGTTGAACTGGCGATCGTGGAGGAATGCGCCACTCTTCACCGGGGGGAAGATCAGGTCATCGGGGAACGGACCGACGAACTCTTGAAGGTGCGTCTCGACATCGCCGGTCAGGCCCCTCGGCAACGGCACGATGCGCACTCCTTCGTCCGACTTCGGTTTGCCGACAACCCAGCCGACGCGGGGGATGTACTGCGCTGCCCGCTCAACGTCAACCAGTACGCGGCCGTCTGAGACCGTGAGATCTCGCCTACGCAGTGCGCGCCACTCGCCTGTCCTGAGCCCGCCATACGCCGCCAGGAGGATCGCCAGGCGGAAGAATGGGCCGATCTCGTCGAGGATCACCGTCAACTCATCGATGGTCGGGGGGCGGTGCTTCTTGCCTGTCTGTGTGCGTGTCAGGTTGCTGGGTACGGGGTTGCTCGTGATGAGTCCGTCCACGAGTGCCGTGTTCAGGATTGCCCGGAGTAGCCGTGCCTCGGCGCCCGCCGCAGTCTTGCCAGACGTCATGCGATCGGCGTGCCAGGTGCGAACACGTGCCGGGGAGATGTCGGTGAGTAGGTCACCCTTGAATCTCGACAACCCGCCGCGAAGCTGCCGCTCGTACTCAGCCCGGGTCTTGGGGCGAAGCGGCAACCCTTTGCCCGATACCCGCTGCGAAACCCACGTCTCGGCATACAGCCCGAACCGCTCTGACTCGGCCTTCTTCGCTGCCGCTGCCGCTTCGGCCTCGAGCACCCGCGGGGAAGTCCACGCGCCACGCTCGATGTCGGATCGCCGTGCACGTAGCCACTCCTGAGCCTTGTCGCGCCCGGTCCTCGGCTTGAGTCCACCGGGGCTGCGCACATCGTCGCTGAAGGTCTGAGGGGCCGCATAGCGCACCCCATCTGGGCCGACGTAACTTGCCTGGTATCGACCGCTGGGAAGCTTGCGGATCGCACCCCATTGCTTCTCGCTCATGGCGATTCCTTCCGGTCGTGCAACGAACGTGCAACGTAACGTGCAATCTCGTGCGCTCTTGTGCCAACTAAATCAGTAGGTCGCACTCCTGTCAACCCCTAGAAATCAACGGCGAGCCGCGCGATTCCGCGGGTCGTGCGATGTTGCACGACACTGACTCTTAATCAGTGGGTTCTCGGTTCAAGTCCGAGGGGGTGCACCACAAAGAAACCCCCGGTAAATCGCGGAAAGCGAGCCGGGGGTTTCGTCGTTCTACATCTGCTCGTGCATTCTTCGTGCAACGAACGTGCAATCAGTCACGTCTGATGAGCCAGGAAAAACAGGTCGCAACCCTCGCACCGGTAGCCGCCTAGATGGTCGCGGAGCACGGTGCCACACTTGGGGCAGTGGGGTTGTGCGCTGTCGTCGATGACGTCGGGCATAGTTAGCCGGCCCACAGGTCGACTCTTGGCGCGTTGCCCGGTGAGCTGCGGGGCATTTCATCTGGCTCGAGCGGTTCGCCAATTCCGTGCACGAGCCACAAACCATGTTCTGGGCGCCAAACGAAAGAGATGGCGCCGAGCTGTCCGAGGTCAGTCGCTGCCGCGTCCTCTACCTGGTGAGCCTTTCGGATCTTGGGGCGGATGGCCAGGTAGGCGACATCGGGCGCATCCGGATGAACCGCTACACGTGTGCCGACTCCCCAGTCGCCCCACGCTGCGACCATGTCAGCGGCGCCTTTGAAGTCGCCCCATCGAGACTCAGGAGTCGAGAGGTATTCGAGGTCTTCGATCGCGGTCGGGTCGCTGTCCAGTTGTTTCAACCGCGCGAGAAACTCCATGCCGACCCGCCAGGGATGGTTCGGCGCGTAGGCCGATAAGTCCGCGGCGCGAGAGTCCTCATATGACCAGACTTCGTCTTCCATCAACCCATCGTCCTTTCATCAGTACCGAGCGTAGGGGCGGGACAAGACATCCCGCCCCTGTTTTTACTCAGTTCCCCCTAGCCTCGAACGCCATCCGCTCCGCAGCGATACGAGCGATCTGCGCTTCACTCATGCCCTCAGCGGGGTAGATGTTCTGCGTGACGTTGACGCTCTTGCCGGCCGATGAGTCTCCGCCACCACTGCCTGCAGTGGGCGCACCTCCGTAGACCCAGTGCCGCTGTTGCTCCTGCCCGGACAGCACGGCATGACGCCAGGCTTCCATCTGGTCGTGACCACCCGCTGCCTGAACCTCAGCCGCGGACCAGATGTGTTCACCGTTCGACGTCGGCGTGAGGATGGAATCTGAGGTCGAAGTGCCGGGTCCGATGATCGGGCCACCGCCTGCACGACCCGGGCCCATCCAATCGGCAGAACCGCGGACCGGGACCGTGAACTGCGTCCCATCGAACATTGTGATCAGGCGGTTCACTGCACTCTCGGCCGCGGCGGTGTTCGCAATCAAGGTCCACTCGGTCTCGGAAGGGATTGTGAGGATCTGATCTACGAGGTTCTTGGCCTCGTCGGCGTTGGCGCCGAGGTCTTCCGCGCGGTCGAGGAGTGCCTGCCGTGAGTCCTCAAGGGTCTTCCGGTAGTTCTCCGTGTCCCCGTCGAGCTCGAACTGCTTCTTGGCGGCTTCCTCAGCCTCCCGGGCCAGATCGACCAGCATCTCCTTGTTGCGCCGGCCCGCATCAGTGCCCTCGTCGAGAGTGAGCACGTAATCGGCGAGACCGTCGTTGTTCTCGTCGATCCCCTCACGGGCCTTCTGGATCACGTCGTCGATCTCAGCCAGCGAATCCTTGTACGCGATGTTCGCGCTGATCGCGTCCTGACCGACACCGTTGGCCTCGTTGATCGTCTCCAACAGAGTCGTCAGTTCGTCGTCCAGGTCCGACGCGCCCGACGCTGCGTCGATGTAGGCCTCAGCGGCGGTCTTCGTGCTCTCGGTGTTCTCATCAGTAGCGTTCTTGACCTGCTCGCGGATCTCCTTGCCGCGAGCAAGCCCATCTGTCTCGTCCTGAAGCGCTTCCTTGAGAGTTCCCGCAGACTGCGCCAGATCGACGTAGGAAAGGCCGAGTTCGTCGGCCATTGCCTGTGCCTCAGAACCACCGCCCGTTGCGGCGTCCAGGATCTCGTTCAGATCCTCAAGTGCCCGCGCGTTGCCGGAAACCGCATCGGTGACCAGTTGGTACGAGACACCAAGCTTCTCCGCGTTGTCGTACGCTGACCCGAAGTCGACACCCAGCACGGACTTCTCCATCGCCAGGTTCTCGATAGCCAAATCCCGGGCAGCGTCAGCACCCTGCTCGAGCGCCTGCGCATAGCCCTCGGCACGCTGACGCGCCTGCGCCTGCTTCTGCGCCAGAGTCCCCACGACCGCCACAAGGGCGGTCAGTGCGACTGTGACCCCGCCGCCGACGAGTGCGACCCGACTCGCAGTGGTCCCCATCGTGGCGAGCGCGGTCCGGAACTCGACGATCTTGGGGACAGCCAACAGCGCGGCGCCGCCCGTCAACGCAACGACTCCGGCCGTACCGCTCAGTAGGCCGATGATGCCCTGCACCGGCTCAGGAAGGTCAGCGAAGCCCTGCGCCAGACCAGCGATAGCATCCGCGCCATCCTTGACCGCCGGGAGGAACACTGCCCCCAGGTCGATCGCCGCGTCACGAATCGAGTTCCCAGCGATCTGGATCTGCGCCTCAGTCGTCTCGTAACGCTTCCGCGCCTCCTCAACCAGCGCCAGATTCTCTTCCCACGCCACACCGCCGAGCTCCAACGACTTCCGCAGAAGGTCACCCGAATTCGCCATGCCGAGAAGCGCCTGCGAGACGCGAATGTCCGACTGCCCCAGATCCGCGAGGGTCTTGAAGACATCCCCGCCAGCGGCGTCGATCTTCCCCAGACCCTCAACGAACGTCGCGATCGCGTTCGCCGGGTCCTCATTGAACGCCTTCTGGAACTCCTGCGAAGACATCCCCGCAACCTCAGCGAACCGCTCCAGATCCTCCCCGCCCGCAGACACCGACATTGCGATGTCCGTCATGATGCGGGAGATGGCAGACCCGCCGGCCTCAGCCTCGATACCCACCGATGCGAGAGCGTTCGCGAACCCGAGAACCTGAGCCTCGGTCAGACCGACGATCTCACCCGCGCCAGCGATACGCTGCGCCATCTCGACGATGTCACGCTCAGTCGACGCGCCGTCGTTTCCGAGCGCCACGAGAGCGGCACCCAGGTTGTCGACGTCTTCCGGGGCGGTCTGCATCACGTTCATCAACTGCGCGATGGACGTAGCCGCCTCATCCGCCGTCAGGTTCGTCGTCTCAGCGAGGTCGATCATCGTCTTCGTGAAGTCAGCGATGTTCTCCCGCTCCACGCCAAGCTGACCCGCCGCCTCAGCGACACCCGCGATCTCCTCATGCGTGGCGGGCAGGACCGCAGTCAGCGAGCGCAACTGATCCTCGAGCTCTGCCATCTGCGCGTCGGTACCATCAACCGTCTTCGTGACGCCCGCCCACGCCGACTCCCACTCAATAGCGGCTTTGACGGAGAGCGCGGTCGCCGCTGTGAGCGCAGCACCGCCAAGGGCCGCTGAGCGTCCGAGCTGCTGAAACGCTTCCCTCTGCTGGGCAAGCTTCTCCGCCTCCGACCCCAGTTCCCGCGTCGACTTCGCCGCTGACTCCATCGCCTTGTTGTACTCAGCCACCTGAGCCGAAAGCGTCACCTTCGTTTCACGATTTGCCATGTTCAGTTCTCCTTCAATTCTTCGAGCTGCTTGCGTTCTGTCTTCGCGATCCAGTCCCATTCCTTCGGGCTGATGTCGCGGCCCAACATGCCGTGCTTCTCGAGGCCGAGCAGCGAGCACGAGAACAGCGGAACACCCCTCAGAGCGAGCAGATTGAGATCCGGGAACGGATGGGTGTTGCCTCCGTAGAACTTCACCCACCCCTGCGCAACCGCATACGCCTCAACGACGGCTTGGAACGCCGACAGAGGCCCGCGCCCGCTGGCGACTATCCCGTGTTCCTCGCAGAACTCCGCGATCGCATCCGGGTCGGACCACATCGGGTGCAGGCGGCTACGGAACTGCTCCGGGACGCTTCCAGGTAGGCCTGGCTCTTCAGCGACGACCCGCTTACGCAGTGCCACGGCGACCCTCCTGCAACCGGCGCCACTTCGCCTGCCCGGCACGCTTCGCCGACGCTTGACGTGCGGTGAGCATCGCCCCAAGCTCCGCCTCGTCGAGGTTCAACTGCGCGATGAGGCGGGAGAAGACAACCTGTTGCTGACGCATCTCCTGCACCGCGGGATTGATGACGATCTGCCCTCGGCTCCCCGTCACCGTCACACCGTCACGATCGACGGCCGCTGCGAGCGCATCGATCACGTCGAGCACCCGGCACGTCTCGAGCACGAGGTCAGCGTCGTGCTGGTCGCCTTCGAGGTCATCCATGATCGACGACCACAGTCGGGAGCCACGCTCACCGAGTCCATTCGGAACCTCCACGGGCCCCTCCTTCCAGGTAAAACCAGCCGCTCCGCAATGCCGGACATCCTTTTGATCTCCCCGACGGTACGGAGCACGAAGGTCATCGAGGCCCACCCCGCACGGGGGGTGGGTTGGTTAGACCCACCCCGATTGAGGTCAGGCTGTCGCATCTACCGCGGGTCGTGCTCGTCGGTTGTACTCGTCACCCTGCGCGTTCTTCTGCCGCCACTCACGGATGTGCTGTTCGTCGGCCTTGAGCGTGTCGAGGTCGGCGAGGTGGTTGGTGAGTGTGTCGAGTGCGGCTCGCACGCTTGGGGGGAAGGAGCCTGATGCGTCGTACGCTGCGAGTGCTCCACCGTTGAGGTTGATGTCTCCGAGGATGCGACGTTCCGACCATGCTGCTGAGTAGTCCCGCCATGCTTCGGTGAGTGCTGCTATCGCGTGGCGCATGGTGTCTGCTGTGTCCGTGAGGCGTTCCTCACTGCGGGGGATGACGTCGGGTGCGACTGCGACGATGCGTTCCGCGAACGCGCGGGAGATTCGTTCGAGGCCGGAGCGTGCCTGCCGGGACAGGTCAGCGTGCGCCTGGGCGGTTGCTTCGCACTGTGCGACGTCGCTCTGCACCTTGGACGGGTCCGTGCCGTTGGAGAGTGCTTCACGAACAGCACGGGCGTATGCGGTCTTCGCTTCTTCGGCCTGCACCTTCGCGCGGCCTGCTGCACGATCGTTGTCAGCGATCGCGGTTCGGAGGTTCATGTACTGGTCGTAGAGCGCGAGGGTTTCCTTGTCACCCTTGAACACGTCGCGGGGGAGGAGGTTGACGCTCGCGGAGACGCTGGGCTCGCTGACCTTGGTCGAGCGGGAGAGGAAGGTGAGGCTCTTGAGGTTCATGCGTTGTCCTTCGTGATGAGGTGAACGGGGAGGTTGGCGACGAGCTCGGAGTGGCCCGTTTCGTGAAGTCGCTTCGCTTCGGCGTAGGTGATGGCTTGCCCGTTGGTGGCGCGGTGCACGAGTTCCCGGTCTGTCGGGTCGATGCGGCCGAGGACCTGGTCGAGGTCGCCGGCAGCGTGGGCTGCGTCGACCTGTTCGGGTGTCATGCCTTCGATGTCTTCACGGCGCAACTGCGTCTTCAGGTACTCGGGTGTTTCTTCCACTGCCGCGGGGTTGTTGAGTTCCGCGATGCGGTTGAGCATCTTCGTGTTGCGGCCGTAGTCCGCTACCCACGCGGCCAGCCGTTCGAGGTCTGCGTCGTCGGTCATGATTTCTCCAGTTCGGTTTCAAGTTCTTCGGCGAGGGTGTCAAGTACCTCGATGGCTTTGCGGATGAGGGCTGCGTAGCGGCGTGCTCTCCGTTCGGTCTTGCGTGTTCCGCGTCGGATGGCGGCGACGCGTTCTTGCTCGCTCACAGCTCCCACTTCCGGATGTGCCATTCGTAAAGGCGGTCCATCCACCACCGCAGCCACAGGGCGATTGACATCACGGGGTCTTCCTTCCTCGGCGGGGATACGGAATCCCGGCCCAGATACCTGCGGTTGGTTTCGATGCCTCGGCGTAGTCGCGGCAGAGATCGCGGAGCGGGCACGCGGCGCATAGACGGGCGGCGAGTGCCTGCTGTGCGGCGTCGGTCTGGTCGGCAGTGAACAGGTCATAGTCACGGCATGCGGGGCGCACGGTCTCCATCGATTCGACCAATGCGGCGTACTCGGTAGCTCCCTTGTCAGAGCGCACGGATGACCTCCTGCCCGTCTGACCGCTGCTGACGGGGCCACACATGACAGTCGTCCTCGTGAAGCGCCTGCACGATCGGTTCCGTCGTGGTCGGGTGTGCGATGACGCGGGTCCAGGGGTTGCAGCCCTTGCACGTCTCGAGCCACACGCGGAAGGCGGTCATCACTCACCCCCCTGTGAGTGTGTGAGTTCCGTGAGTTTGTGAGTTTCGAGGTCGTCATCCTCGAGGAAACTCACACTTCTCACACTTCTCACGGGGGCATAGAGACCTCGTGAGAGCTTGACCAGCCTGTTCGCATCGACAGCACGGCGCAGGTACTCGTCGAGGTTCGACACGTCCGGTAGCAGCACCTTGAGATTGCGTGGGGTGATGCCTTCGGGGAAGCGACCGATGGTCGTGATGATCTCGGACATCCGATCACCGAGTCCGCTCGTTGCCCGTGCAGTCTGCGCTGCTTCCTCTGCTTCGGCGAGGTCGGAACCGTCGAGCTCCCACGCTCCTGTATCCGTCAAGGTGACGCTGTACTCACCCTCGCGCGCATCACGCGAGGTGACCTGCAGAGTCGCCCTGTCCTCATGACGCTCTCGGTTCAGCACCAGCACCGTGTCAGCCGCGCCGGCGATGCCCTGCGTGCCACTCACAGCGTCCAGGAAGTCACCTGCGACCCCTTTACGGGTGTGGTGCACGATGATGAGGCTCGAACCCGGCACGGCGTCACACGTCCGCTTGAGGGCCGACAGCACCTTGTAGTCGTGCCCGTACTGGGATGCGTTGCCGGCGGGAGGCATGACCTTTCCGAGCGTGTCGAGGATCACCACCGGGTCTTCGCCGTCGTGAGCGGCCATGAAGTCCGTGATCGTCTCGATCACCTTGCCCTCGGGGATCTCCACCCGGAATTCGAGAAGGGGCGAGATGCGGTCCGGGTTCAGACGGATGAGGCGGTCCTGCAACCGTCGTTGCCCATCCTCGAGCGCCAGATACAGCACGGGTCGCGGGTCACCCACCGGGAGTGCACCGAACGCATTACCGCCCGTGGAGAGTTCGACGCCCAGTCCGAGGACCAGCCACGACTTGCCGATCTTCGGTGCAGCGACGAGCAGCGTCATTCCTTCGGGTATGACACCGGGTACCGCGTAACGGATGGGCGGGAACGACTGCTGCATCAGCCACTCGGCATTGAAGACTGTGGTCATGCGGCCACCGCCTTGCGGGCCTGCGCCACATCGAACGCCTTCAGAGTGCGTTCGTGTTCGGCGCGCACGGCGGCGGGATTGTTGGCGACGTAGTACCAGTGGTCCGCCTCGCGGTTTGCGCGGTCTACACGAACCTGTGCCCGGTTCTGGCCGGCGTGAAAGCCGTCTGACCACAGCAGCCAGAGTTCCCAGGGGAGTTCGTGCGCATGGCACTTCCCCGCGAGGAAGGCGGTTATGGGAGAATCGTCATTAGGAACCTCAGCCGCCACAGCTGTGTTTTCGGAAGCGCCTCCTCTGGGGGCGCTTTCGGCATTCAAGCGACCACCGCCAGCGGCTTCGCTCCAGCCAGGATGCTGTCGAGGTTCACGCGGATGAGGCGGGGGCCGAAGCGTCGAGCTTCGATCTCACCGCGAGAGATCATCCTGCGGATGGTGTCATCGCTGAGCTTGAAGTGTTCAGCGGCTTGGGGGATCGGAACCCACATGGCGTTCTCTCCTAGAAATAGGAAAGGCCCAGTAAGCGAACAGACTTATAGGAAGTCTGGTTCTGCTCGACTGGGCATCACGCCTGCGGTGGCTCTGTCTGGCATCGCGCCATCGGAGTCCGCTTGTCGTTCGGTGTTCCCCCGGGTGCGTTGAGGGCATCACGCCCCGCTTTGGTCCCGGTTCACACCTAGCGGTGGACCTTGGTTGTAATACTCACAGTACCGCATGACCGGGCGTTAGAAGGCATGTACTATCGAATTCTTCGTTTTGCCCAGGTCAAACGGCGTGTTGGGGTGCCGAGTCGATCCCCGGCACCCCTGCCGACTAGTTGAACTTCTGCCACTCGCGGGCGATGTCGACGGCCGTGAGGCCCTCGAGGAGCTTGCCGAGCAGCGGCCAGAGTTCGCCGGCCGATGCGAGCGGGATCGCGAACTCCTCGGCGGGGTAGTCGTTGGTGCGTGTGGTGATCACGACGTCGACCTCGCTGGGCTTGCCGTTGACGTCGAGGCGCTCGAGCCAGACGCTCGTGTCGCCCCACGTGAGCTTGTCGCCGCGGTGCATGACAGCGCCGGGCATCGCATCCTGCGTCTCCCGCTCGATCGCCCAATGCGGCGTATCAAGCTGGGTGGTCTCGCTATCTTGGGTGTTGGACATCGTT